AGCCGTAGCTCTAACAGAAAAATTAAAAGAAATTAATGGTCAACACCCATATAATTCAAACGTATCAGACAACGTCAAAGCAAAAATGCTTTTTCTTGATGAGATAGAACAATATCCCAAAGTCTGCGTCGTATCAGGAAATGAAACTAGAGAGTATCTACCTGGTGAATTCAAGTGGAGATTTTTAAATGTAGGAATAAGAGTATATGTTCGATCAGAGAACGATGCTCAAGAAGAATTGGCATTATTGTTGGAAGACATCGAAAGAGTAATAGATAGCAATGATACCTTGGTATATGATGATACGGTTTCCCCCTCGCTCAGTTGTACTGAGTTGGTTGTTGACTCAATAACCACCGATGAAGGCGTAATAGCCCCTCTCGGAATTGGAGAAATCGCAATATCAGTACGATATTAGGAAACAGGTTAGGCACATAAAAATGTAGCCGCACCCTTTCCATTAAAAAAACGGAGAAAGCAAAATGGCTTTAAATTTATCGAGAAATACGAAAGTGTTTGTCAGCTCTGTAAATGGAGTACACGCAAGTGGTGGGTCAGTTAACACAATTGATGCATTAGGTGGAACAAATTCAGGACATGCCGTAGGCGATGTTCTTACTTTTGGAACTTCTAGCGCTTCTGGTGCTGGACTTAAAGCAATTGTTGCCGCTGTTAACAGTGGTGCAGTTACTGAACTCTATTTGCCGAATAACTTTCGTGGAACAGGTTGGGCAGACAACGAAACTGGAACCTCAACGGCTTCTAGTGGAAGTGGTGCAAATGGACTTGTAGTTACCATAAATGGTATTACAAGTACAACAACAACTGAAAACGCGAGAATTGCAACAGGACTATTTAAGGGTAATGGTACTCATGATGGTAATGCAGCTGCAAAAAAGATAAACACTTTTAGAATTGGTGTATTAGATGGATATAGTTTTTCACAAGGAAGTGAGGCAACAGATGTTACAATTAACGAAGCTGGTGCAACACCTAATCGTGGATCAAAACGATTCAATGATTCACTACCACCTGCTGAATGGTCTTTTAGTACTTATGTACGACCTTTCAAGCATGGAACAAACAGTTGGAGAGCAAGTGGCGACATGGATATGGTTGAAAACATACTATGGGCTGCTATTTCAGGAAAAGACATCACAGATGGTTCTTTAAGTGGAACATCCGCTCCTTCAGTAACAGTAGACGGTACTGATGCTGATGTAACTTTTGAAAGATCAGAGCATCATGAGTTATTAAAACTTAATGTATTCTTTGCTCTTGAAAATACAACTTACAGACTAAATGATGCACAGGTTAACCAGTGCGAAATTGACTTTTCTATTGACGGAATTGCTCAACTATCATGGTCTGGAAACGCAACAACTATTGACCAAGTAACAACAGCTATTGAAGATCCTTCTAAAGTTCTTCATGTTAAACCAAGTGGAACTGATGTATCAGTAACCACAGCTACTTATGTAGAAGGTTACAACTATGCTGACTGTACTGGTCCAGATGATGCTGACTATTTAAGAAATAAATTGTCAACATTAACATTACAAGCGGCCGAACAAGGCGGCGGTAAATCTTCTGGTGGTTTAGATGCGAGAACATATGACATTAACATAACTGGTGGTAGTATTACTATTGCTAATAATGTTACATATGTAACTCCTGAAACACTAGGTGTTATCGACAAATCAATCGGTTCCTTCACAGGAGCTAGAACGATTACTGGTTCTTTGACTTGCTACTTAGACACAAAAGCAAACGGTTCAAACCAATTGCTCAGTGACATGGCAGCAGCGACTGACCTCGTAAGTAATGTATTTAATATGAGTTTATTTATGGGTGGAGCATCAAGTGCTGTACCTGTAGTGGAATTTGATATTCCAAGAGCTCATATGCAAGTACCAACACTTGAAACTGGCGATCTGATTTCTACTTCAGTAGAATTCTCAGCTCATGGAACTACCCTCTTAGACGGTGATGAAATGGCTATCAAGTATAAAGGCTTAACAGCTCATACAGATTCTCAGTACACAACAGACTTTACTGTATAACAATGGCAGCGTACAACTTTCTTAAAGAAAGTAAAGTACACCTCGTATATGGAGGGAACCGTTACTTATTGGTAACGGCTCCCGACGTATCGTTCTCACAGACATTTGCGGAAGATGCTTATGAAGTTAAGACTTTACACGATCAGACAAAGATGTTTCAAGGAACAAATATTACGAAAGCAAATCCAGCGGATTTTAGCTTTACAGTTTATCTTACTAAGGAGAAAGATGAAACTATTGTAAAAAGTCTTTTAACAGACTATGATGCAACAGAAGGACAAACAAGAATTAATAGTTTTGACCTTTATATTGTATCTGGTGAAAGCACTTTTAAATTAAATGAATGCGTTATAACTAGCGGAGATTTTAATTTTGGCAAAGGTCAACCGCAAACTTTGACTGTCTCAGGGCAGGCTCAGAGATTGCAAAGGATAGGAAATGCTTCGTACTCACTACCAGGTTCTCTGGTTAGTGCTAGTTCGACACGAACTCCCACCTTATCGCTTATAGATGTAGAAATTGGAGGAACAGATATTACTAATATTATATCTGCTACTTTAAGTGTTCAAAATGATATATCATGGACACCTTTTGAAACATTACAAAGCAGTCTCTCTGTTACAAATGCTTCGAACGCAATGTATCCTTCAGGTTTTACACTAGAAAGGAGAGTTGTATCTGGCAACATAGAACAATATGTTACCAGTACTAATTCGAGCACTATACAGACCTTTGATGCAGAAACTTCGGTTAGCATTAAAACTGTAACAGATGGCAGTACTTTTTTACATGCAAACTTAGCAGATTGTATGTTTACTAAAAGAACTGCTGTTGGAGAGGTATTCACGCAGGCTTATGACTATCGTTTGATAGGCAATCCTGCAAACTTATCAACCGTTATAACATATTAGGAGATATAACACCATGGATTTAAAATCATTACTAGTAGATAGTAAAACTACTTGGGTAGAATTCCCAGGATTAAATGGATTTGAAGTAGAACTTGCAAATCTTTCAAGAAAAGAATTAACAAACCTTCGTAAGAAGTGTACAATAAATAAATTTAATAGAAAAACTCGTCAGTTCGAAGATGAACTAAATGATGAGAAATTTGTTATTGAATTTACAAGATCAACAGTTAAAAACTGGAAAGGACTACAATTAGGTTTCTTACAAGATTTACTACTTGTTGACTTAAAAGGACAAGACGAGAAATCAGAGATGGAATTTTCAGAAGAAAATGCTCAAGAATTAGTTGAAAACTCCACTGAATTTGACAACTGGCTCAATGAGGTAGTCTTCGATTTAGAAAACTTTCGCAACAATGAGCAAGCAAAAGCTCCTGGAAAGACTAACCCTATTTCTTGATAATAAAGATGTAGGAATGTCCAAGGATCAATACTTGGAAATGATGGATCAAATGGGTGAAGAACCTGACTGGGAGAAGTGCCCAGATGACTGGGAAGACTTTCCTCCCTTACTAATGGATGCAATTAATATCTTCCATTCTTTAGGAGACAGAGTTTACCCTGATGTGGGATATATAGGAAAAGATATGACAAGATACCCTTTCTTATTAGATACTCATAAGATAGAAGAACACCAATTAGAATTTATTATGGACACCATACTGTGGTTAGACAGTAGAGCAATCGAGAAATCTCAGAAATCAATAAAAGCTGAGAGCGATAGAATAAGAAGAAAACATGGCTAAATCGAAAAATACAATATCCTTTGAAGTAAAAGCTACGGCTACGGGCTTCGATATTGTCAAGAAAAAACAAAAAGGATTAGCCGATTCTATTGATAAAACCGATAAATCAACTAGAAACCTTGATAAGTCTCAGAAACAAAACTATGGTCGACAAAAACAAGGATTAATTCAAACTGCGAATGGTACAAAAAACTTTTCAAAGTTATCACAAACAATAGGCGGAGGCTCTAGCGGTTTAGTTGGAGCTTACGCTACTTTAGCGGCTAACGTATTTGCAGCATCTGCTGCTTTTAACGCGTTAGCGTCTGCTTCCAAATTTCAACAATTAAAAGAAGGTTTAGAACTCATTGGTAATCAAAGTGGGCGAACTTTAAGTGTGCTCTCGAATAGTATCAGAGAGGTAACAGGAAATGCAGTTTCTATGGAAGCAGCAATGAGAGGAGCCGCTTTAGGTATCTCTGGTGGATTTGGTGGAGAAGAACTAATAAAACTAGCAAAGATTGCAAAAGGTGCTTCAACAGCTCTTGGTAGAGATATGGGAGATGCTTTCGATAGGTTAACAAGAGGTGCGATTAAACTCGAACCAGAAATTTTGGATGAATTGGGTATTATGGTGCGTCTCGATGATGCTGTAGAAACTTACGCTGCTTCCTTAGGAAAAGCAGGTGGAGCACTATCACAGGTAGAAAGACGACAAGCATTTATGAATGCAATTCTTATACAGGGTGAAGCTAAGTTTGGTGATATTGCCGACTCTGTTGATCCTTCACCATATGACAGGCTTGGTGCTTCTTTCTCAGATTTAACAAAAGATATATTTAC